GGAAGAAAAGAGGGGGCCGCCAGTCAACAAAATCCGTTCACACTTGAGCTCGTAGCGCTATCGGAGGTCGCCATGGCCGCTCGTGAGTGCATCCAATGCGGCACTTCGTTTACCGCGCAGCGCGGTACGGCGAAGTATTGTTCGGCGTCTTGCCGGGCAAATGCGTCGAAGGGTATCCCGTCGATTGGCCTCAAATCGGTCTCGGCAGTCACTGCGCCAACGTCGGGTCTCGTCGAGAGGTTGCGGGCCGAGCTCGAGGCTGCCGGCGTGGCGGAAACCTCCGAGGCTGACGCTGCTCTGCTGTTGGCTGGGATGCTGGCCGACCCGTCGATCACCGCTGCGGCCCGGGTGACCGCGTCGAAGGCGATGCGTGAGGCAAAGGATGCCGCGCTCGCTTCCGCTATTCGCCAGGATGCAATGGATGAGGTGACCCGCAAGCGTGACGAAAAACTCCGTCGAGCTCGCGGCGCCTGACTTCTTCACTCACCCGAAATGGGATGTGACGCTCGGCCCGGAGGTGGGTGAGGTCGCGACGCTCGCCGGTCTTGCGCCGTATCCGGAGCAGCAGGTCCTGCTCGATGAGGTTTTCGCTCTGGACCGGAACAATCCGAACCGGTCGGCGTCGTTCGAGGCGGCGGCTGTAGTCACCCGTCAGCAACTGAAGACCGGCCTGCTGAAGCAGCTCGCCTTGGGTTGGTTGTTCGTGATGCCGCAACCGCTGGTGATCTGGTCGGCCCACGAGTTCGGCACTGCACAGGAAGCGTTCCGCGACATGCAGGGACTACTTGCATCGTCCCCAGACCTCGACCGCAGGATCATGAAGATCCGCACGGCGGCCGGGTCTGAGGCGATCGAGATGCGGGACGGTTCACGACTCCGGTTCAAGGCGCGGACTTCTGGCGGTGGTCGCGGTCTGACTGGGTCAAAGGTGATCCTCGACGAGGCGTTCGCTTTGGACGCGTCGCAGATGGGCGCACTGCTGCCCACGTTGATCGCCGTTCCCGACCCGCAGGTGATCTACGCATCATCTGCCGGCCTGGCGAAGTCTCTCGTGCTGAGGGGCGTCCGCGATCGGGGCCGCAAGGGTGCTGATCGGATGACCTATGCGGAATGGCTTGCCGAATTTCGCGATTGTGCAGACAAGACGTGTGACCATGCGGTCGGTACGGATGGATGCGCGCTCGACGACAAAGATCTGTGGCGGAAGGCGTGCATCATCTCGGCCCGCAAGGACCCGGATGAAATGCAAGCGATCGCGAACTTGCGAATGGCGTTGCCGCCGGCCGAGTTCATGCGCGAGTGCTTGGGATGGTGGGACGAGCCCACTGGTGAAGCGGTCGTCTCCGCGGCCACGTGGGAGACGTGCAAAGATCCCGTCTCGACAGCGGTCCGAGACTATCGGTTCGCGCTGGATGTGTCCCCAGCTCGGTCGTGGGCAGCTATCTCGGTTGCCGGTTATCGGGCTGACGGGCTCCCCCACCTCGAGGTGACCTCGCGTAAGGGTCTGATCGACCATCGTCCTGGCGTCAACTGGGTCGTGGAACGGGCCGTGGAGTTGCGTGATGCGCGGCCAGGGTTCGCCCTGACGATCGTGGGCGGTTCCGCTGCGGAAGCGCTTGTCCCAGCGTTGACCTTGGCGGGTGTGTCACTCGAGTTCGTGAAGAGTGCCGACGTGCCGGCTGCGTGTGGTCTGTTCTACGACCTTGCAACTTCCGGCCGTGTTCGTCATATCGGACAAACCGAACTATCTGACGCGCTCACTGGGGCGAGGAAGAACGTCGAGGACGGTGAGGGCGCGTGGCGTTGGGGCCGTCGCAAGTCCGCGGCCGACATCACGCCCCTTTACGCGGCGACCGTCGCCCTGTGGGCGCTGACCAACAGCTCGCCGCCGGCCGAGCCGTCCATCCATTTCTTGTGAGGGGTATCTCGTGCGTGTTTCGCTGACTCTCCTCATCCTCGCCGCCATCGGGTTCGGTGCCGGGATCGGCTGGTGGATTCATCCCGGCTGCGGGCTCGCTGTCGGTTCTCTCATGCTCGCGGCGATTGCTTTGTTCCGTGACGATGGCAAGACGAGGGGACGCCGATGAGGCTCATCGACCAACTCCGTGGCGTGATCGTCCCGTACCCGACCGACTCGAACTTCACCGGTTACGACACCGGGTTCCTGCAGTCGTATTCATCGGCCGGCAATGTGGGTGGCGAGGCGATCGGCAACGACTTCATGTCGTACGCGACCCTCGGGTATTCGGGCAACGGGCCTGTGTTCTCTGTCCTGAATGCGCGCCTGCGACTGTTCAGTGAGGCGACGTTCAAATACCGGAACCTGTCGGACAAGAATCTGTGGGGCGACCAGTCGCTCAGCCTTCTGGAGAAGCCGTGGCCGGGCGGGTCGACGTCGGAGCTCCTGGGTCGAATGATTCAGGATGCCGATCTTGCGGGCAATGCGTTCATTCACAGCATCAACGACACGCGCCTGGAGCGGTTGCGGCCTGACTGGGTGAAGATCATCTCCGTTGGGATGACTGACCCGGTGACGGAAACGGATTACCGCGAGGTCATCGGCTACGCGTACACGGAGGGCGGCCAAGGCGACCCGGTGTTTTATCCGGTCGATGATGTCGCGCACTGGTCGCCGGTGCCTGACCCGCTGGCGCCGTGGCGGGGCATGTCGTGGCTGACGCCTGTGCTGCGGGAGATCAACGCCGACTTGGCGATGTCGGTTCATGAGCAGATGTTCTTCGAGCATGCTGCAACACCGAACATGCTCGTCCGGTACATGGGGAAGGTTGATCCGTCCTGGATCACGAAGCTGCGTGACCAGATCAACTCGACCCACGGCGGTGTGGAGAACTCGCACAAGACGCTGATCCTCGACGAGGGCGCGGACGCCACGATCATCGGGTCCAAATTCACGGACATGGGCTTTTCCCAGCTGCGTGAGGCTGGTGAGGTTCGGATCGCTGCTGCTGGTGGCACGCCGCCGATCGTGGCCGGCATGCAGGGTGGCCTGAACGCGTCGACCATGGCGAATTATGCGGCCGCTTACCGCAACTTCGCCGACTCGACCATGCACCCGCTGTGGCGTGGTGCGTGCGCTGTCCTCGGCAAGTTCGTGACCGTCCGCACTGGCGCCGAACTGTGGTTCGACACCCGCGACATCCCGGCCTTGCGTGACGAGGAGTACTCGCGGCAGAAGGGCAACGCCCAACTGTCGATCGCCGTAATGAACCTGGTGAACGCCGGGTACGACCCGGCGACGGTCGTCTCCGCTGTCGTGTCCGGCGACATGTCTCTTCTCAAGCACACCGGGCTTGTGTCCGTGCAACTCCTGCGACCCAACACCCAACTCTCTGCTCTCGCCGGGCAGGCGCCCCAGACCGATGGAGGTACACCGTGAACGAGTTCACCCGATCGTTCCCGTTGGAGGACATCAGCATTCGTGCTGGTGGTGACGGGCGCACCGTCGAGGCGTACGCGGCAGTGTTCGGTCAGGAGGTCCCGATCTCCGATGGTGACGGCCGTTACCTCGAGCGGATCGACCCGTCCGCGTTCAACCGAACACTGGCGAACAAGGGAACCCGGTTCTCGGTGCTCTACAACCACGGGATGACGATCTACGGCACCCCGTCCGACCGTGGCGCGATGCCGATCGGGACGCCGTTGGAGGTGCGCGCGGACTCGCGCGGGCTGCTCACGGTCACCCGGTACAATCGCAACGCCCTCGCAGAGGAGGCGCTCGAGGCGATCCGCGAGGGCGCAATCACTGCCCAGTCGTTCGCGGGTTCGTTCGTGCGATCCGACAAGGCGAAACCGCGCGCCGGGTTCCGTGCTGACGCGCAGGGCAACCTTCCGCTGGTCACCCGCCAGGAGATCAACATGCGCGAGTACGGGCCGACCCCGTTCCCCGCATATTCGGAGGCGTCGATCGTGGGTGTCCGGGCGACACTGTCCGACACGGACAACCTGCTCCTGTCTCTGATCCTCGAGAACCTCGCCGAAGGGGACAAGGCGCTCGACCCGATCGTCGACGCGCTCACGAAGACCGACCAGGCGCTCGATCAGGCGCAACTGGTGATCTCGCAGATCCTCGGCGTCCCGAACCCCGACGACACCGACGCCGATGAACGCTCCCTGTTCCTCACGCGTCTTGACTCCCTTGCCACACGTCTCGCGAACGTCCCGGCAAGGTCCGCCACGCCTTCCGATAAAGGCCCCGGCGCCGACGACTCGCCCTTGCGGCACTCGGGTCGGCTGTTGCTGTCAAAGCGGTCGAAGGACATCCTCGCCGCAACAACCCTAGGAGTCACATCATGAGTATTCGCCTTACCGAGGTGCTGACGCGCATGGGCGCGATCCGCACCGAACTGCTGACCCTGTCCGAGATCGAGGAGCCCACCGACGTGGAGTCGGCCCGGTTCGTTGAGCTCGAGACGGAGTTCGACACCCTGGAGACCGAGCGTGCACCGCTCGCCGCCCGCGCGGAGAAGATCGCCACGATCCGTTCCGCATCCCTCGACCCCGCCAACGTGAAAGATGGCGCGTCGAGCGGCCCGGAGATCCTCATCCGCACCCAGCGCAACCCGTTCGACTCCACCCGCCAGGTTCACGCCCGGGCGATGGAGGTCGACGAGATGCGTGGCCGTGCGTTCGACGCGGTCGAGGCGTGGACGAAGTCCAGCGCCCGTCACCAGATGTCCGACGCTGCGGCCGAGAAGGTCACGCGCATGATCGAGGACGACGAGAACAAGGGCGAAGACGGCGGAATCTCCCGCCACGTCCTCATCGCCGGCTCGGACGAGTACCACCGTGCGTTCAAGAATGTGATCAGGAACAAGGGTGAGATCAACGCGCTCGAGCCCGACGAGCAGGCTTCCGTCCGTGCCGCGCTGTCCCTGACAGGCGCGAACGGTGGCTTCCTGATCCCGGTGACCCTGGATCCGACGATCATCCTCACCAACACTGGTTCGGCGAACCCGTATCGTCGGATCTCCCAGATCAAGACGATCACGACGAACTTCTGGGAAGGTGTCACGTCGGCTGGTGTCAACGCCGGGTGGCTCGCGGAAGGTGGCGTCGTTGGCGACAACACGCCCACCGTCGCACAGCCGGTCATCACCCCGCAGAAGGCTGCTGCGTGGGTGTTCGGTTCGTACGAGCTCCTCAGCGACTCGGACTTCGCGACCCAGTTCCCCGCGCTCCTCACGGACGCGAAGGACCGGCTCGAGGAGAACGCGTTCACTGTCGGCGCCT